CATGCGCCGAGCATACAAATCAGTTTCTCCCCCCTCAGGGGGGAAGAAACCACAAGACCCCAATTCAGTTGGGGCGATTCTCCGTTTGGCGGCGGAGATCGAGGCAGACCTACGCCTAATCAATCCTGACCGTTACCAGCGAGTCACTCCCCGTGGGAGAAGACCGGGTACGGGCTCCAAACGCACGTGGAAGAAGAGGGCGGCGAAACGCCGCAAACAATGTCTGAACAAGCCCGGCTTGTGCTGGGTTCAGCTGCTGAGGGACAAGGACCTGGCCTTTGCGGGCAGGCTCATCAGCAGGAACCGACCCATGCACGTCCGTGCTTTGGAGCGCCGTTTCCCCAAACTGCGCTACGTCGACGTCAAGTGGGAAAGGGCCACTTGCAAACAAGGGTGGGTGTATGCCCCCAAAATTAGCAAGGCTTGGGGAGCCGCGCGCAATGCCTACCCAAAGGCACCCGGACTGGTCGGCGGTGACGACGCCGCAGCCGATTTGGAGGAGTGGGGATTGGCCCCCCGCTACGTCAAAGGTCCAGGGATTTGCTGGATGGGATTGCTCGCCTTGTTGGAGGGCCCTCACGAGAAGCTCAATTGGTCATCCAAGGATGTGACCGCAGCTCAACTTGCCGACTTCGTCGAGGACCGTTGGGAGCGTGGGTATTGGTCATTCGCCAAGCTGAGTCTTCAGCCAGACGGGGACTTCCACGTTGAGGGCTGCATCGTCCATGTTGCCAAAACGTTGGAGGTCCTGGATTCCGACGCCTTCCAGGACACAATTGTGCGAGAATTGTTCTTCGGCAAGTTAGGCCCCCCGGAATTGGTAGAGCGTCTCAGGGAGGACCCGATGAAGCAAGTGGGCCTGGGGGTCGCAGCCATGTTCAATCGCCTCAAGAATACAATTCACGGTGATCCGATTCTGCAACCCGCATCGGGTCGACTGCTCCTCGAAGACGACGAGCTCGTGACGCGGGGTGCGGACGCTGTGCCGGAGGAGTTGTCGCCGTTCATGTCCAAATTGGGCGTGCCACACAGCTCCACGGCCTTGCGCCCGCACACTCACGGGGCTAACAAGGCCCTTGAGATGCACATGCTGCTGGACGTTCTGCCCGCGTTCTTGACCCCACGCACGGCGGTCGTGAGCCTCAAGGCCAACAAGCTCAAGCTGTTGGCTGATCGCGTCCCGAATGTGGAGTTCTGCTCTTACGGAACTTTCTTCGACATGAAGGACTTCCAGCGCTACGCGTCGGTCACCAACTTCACGGGTGTTACTTCCGCCGAAACCGTCTTGGCTGTGGACGCAGGTCACTATTGGTCCGTCGCCCAGACGTTGTACGTGCTGACGAACTCCCCTTCTGTGGAGCAGGTGGTCCTTACCGGGCACTTTTACCCAGAGGCGGCTCAAGGGTTGCAGTGTGTCACGCCGGAATTGTTCACATTCCGCTACAACGAGGATGGCACTATGCTCGTATGCCCCGGGGACTCCGAGGCCGACGCTTACACCCAAGCCTGCGTTTCACCTATGTTCGTGGACGCAGATTTCGAAGTGTATCGCGGGCTCACCCAATTCCGAGTGGCCGTTAGGGTCGTCACGCGCAAGGCGAGCGCCACCATAATCGTCGCTCGCAAGGTGGCGGCATTTCCGGCGAGACCACAGCAGTTGTGCAATTCCTTCAGGCAACGATTGGTCGATCTGGCCTTGTTGGATATCCCAGCGCACAACTCGGTCCGCGGGAAGACTCTGGTCCCGGATGGCTTGCTCTTAGCCCTGCCACTGCATCTTGAGTGTCTTGTGGATCCCTCCAAGCCCTCGTCAGTTGCGGCCAAGATAAATGGTCTCAAGAATTCCAAGGAGTGGGCACATGTATTGCCACAAACTTGGACCGACTTGGAGGCCTTCGCGCGAGCCTTGGCGGGGTATAGTCACCAGGGGGCTAATGCGTCACCGTTCCGATCATCCTGGTGGGCGCGTGTGCTTTTGCCCGTGTACCGCAAAGCGGCCGAACATGAGCGCCTACAGGCCGTGACCACCGCCGTGGAGATCGTCGCGGAGGCGTTGGGCTTCCTCAACCCCTTCATTCCTTTCGTGGTCCGGGTTGCCATGCTCTGGTTGAGGCAACAAGATGGTAAGGTGGTTCCATTGGAGTATATGGCTCTCGTCAAAGACGCAATCACGGCCCTGAGTCCGTTTGTGCGAGCCGCTCACTTAGCCTTCCTACTCGGGAAGCTCACCTTGGCTGGGCTTGGCCAATGGCAACGCAACAAACATTGGAAGTTCAACTTGTTCGAGGAACTTATCAATTCCGAGTTGCGTCTGCCTATCCCTCAACGCCAGGAGGCGGTCCACGTAGGTTGTGAAGGAACCTGGGATCAGGCGTACCTTTACGAGTCGTCCCGCTGTCTCATTGGCGAGTTCTGTTACCGCTGCGGTGAACTGATCTGTACCTGTCCTGGCAAGGATCAGAAGTCCCGTACTTGGGACGCGGAACTGCGTGACAATGGGAGTCTCCCGCGATTGCGAGCGGCCGGGGCATCAGCTGAGAGGGCTAGGGAGTTCTTCGCGCTGAGTGCTCAAAGTCGTGACTTGAAGCCACTTCTCGCGGAACCTGAGCCTCCAGCGGAGCAGCCCAAGATTACCGTCGAGGTTCAAAAGGTTCAACCAAGGCCGCCGTCACCCGCTATGGTCACGAAAGTGGAGCCGGTCCCTGAACCAGCAGAGCAACCCGTGCCAAAGGTTAAGCTTGGGCCGGCGGTCAAGGCCGCTCTGCTCCAGTTGCCCCCACTGGTGGCTGACCCCTTGAAAGGCAAGGTCAACACTTGTGGGCTCGTCGCCTTGGCCAAGGAGGCCCGACAACCTCACGCAGTCATCGTTGCCGACGCTGTTCACTTATTCGGTCAGGCCCGCGTCGATTGGTGTCTTGAAAATGGGCACGAATGGACGGATGACGAGTTGGCCAAGCTTTGTTGCTGGTACTCGGCATCCATGCGGGTGCATGACTCCGGAGGTTGCGTGTGGATTAATGCTCCTTCTGCGCACGTGGGGCGGTCCTTGCGTTTCGTGTTTGACTTCACGCACAGTCCGAACCATTGGGAAGCTGGAGCACCTCGTGGCCACGTTTGCTCGGACCCATTCCCATATGCGGTTTGTCATGAGGATGGTCCAGGTAATCAGCCCCCCGACTCGCCCCGGCCCTTGGTGGCAGCTCTGACTGTGGAGGGGGAGGTCGTGGAGATGGCGCCGTTGCCGCATACCACATTGGACGCTGCTGAGTCGGAACAGTCCGCATTCCGGTCCTTACGGAAACCAATTGCTTTGACCCGAGCGGCTGCTTTGGACGAGGGAGTCCGACACGAGGTGGTTGAGGACCATGATGAAGGCCCTCGCAAGTCTTTCGGGGTTGATCCTATCGGCGTCGGGTTTTATCAACCCGAACTGAAGGGTCAAGCTATCCCCCTCCGTGGGCTATTCCCTAGCATCGGTGAGGGTCCGGACGATGAGCGATTCGAGCCAATACCCGATGACATTCAACTCGGCCTTGATTCTGGCTTGCAAGTCGAAGAGAATGAGTTCATCGTTGACCATCCAGGGTCTCAAGGTCATGAGCGTTTCGCCAACTTGTCCGACGCCCTTGAGACTGGTATGTTGGCCGGCCCCGTTCTTCTTCGCACGAAGGTCCAGAGCCCAGTTGCTCTTGGGTATGATCCTGCCGCTGGAATCAATTCGGTGGCTGCTTGGAATGAGCTCACGATTGGGCCGACAGACCCCTCTTTGGAGTACCGCGAGAGCTGCGGATTCGAGGTAGTGAGCCTGGCGACGCGGTTACCAATTGGTGAGCTCTGGGCACATGTGGTCGACATGTACCCCGCGAAGCAGCTGTTGGAATGGCTGCGCGACGGTACGACGGTCGTCTGGTTCGAGACGGTCGGCGTCACTCTGAACCTTAAGTTCAACATCAAGGGACTGACGTCCATGAAGGTTACGGAGTTCGGGTGCGCACGACGAGGCAGCATGGTCGTGAACGTGCGTTATGATCCAGTGAAGAAGCACTGGTCCTACGTCACGGCGTCAACGGACGTTCCTCCTCGCCGCCTAGGTTGCTTGCCTAAAGATCTGAAGGTCATGGCGTACTCCGAGGAGCAATGCTACCCCGTTGGGGAGTTTGGCGACTTTTTGCGACGCATGGATCGGTTCCGTGACTCTCACGGTGACGCAATCGCCGGGGTTTGGGCCCCTCTTGACGTCTGCGGGAACGGGTCTGGAGCGGATGAACTGGCCAAAGCCTTTGAGTCGGGCGAATATGGCCTAATGCGACGCATGGAGGGAGTGACTATTGCCAAGGGCACGGCCCGTCGTCTCCGAGCGGCCACTGAGAAACAATACACCAAGCGCATTTACGTGCGTTTGGTCATGGGTTTCGCTGGTTGCTCTAAGTCTCGACCCGTCCAGGAATTCTTGATGCAGGAGGCCAACAGCGCCCGTAAAGGGATGTTCAAGATGGGCTTCCCCCGCGCGTTTTTGCGACAGGAGTGGAAAGAGACTATGCGCAGCGCTGACATACCGAGCTACTTGTTCAACACGTTCGAGATGAGTTTGCTCCGGATGGGTCGCATGGCCGTCATGGATGAAGGTTCGTTATGGGCTCCCGGTTCCACTGCGTTGGCCGCGCTGAGTTCCTGCACGACACATTTCTTGTGGCTAGGCTGTCCGGGTCAAGCCCCTCATCACGACCCCAAGGCGGACTCCTTGTTGAATAATTTCCAACCGGAGCTCATGCGGTTGGCCACCCTGGTGAGCAGCAATTGGAAGGGTTACTCACATACGCTACCGCAGAGCATCGCTCGGGTGCTGGGTGTGCCCAGCTCGAACCCCGTGGAGGGCCGGTTGCTGGTCATGCGCGGTTTGAAGCCTTCTTTGCCGGTCATTTGTGCAAAGGACGACACGGTGAAGGCTTTGCGGTCTCTGGGCTATCAAGCCTACACACCTGGCACGGCTCAGGGGCGTCGTTGGCCGCGCGTGCAGCTGCTAATCGACGCGTCACTTGTGGACTACATGGCAGCTGAGCATTTGGTGTCTGCAATTTGCCGCACTTCAGGCGACTTGCTGTTCTGCATTAGTGGCATGCCTGGAGTCGAGCGGGCCATGCGTTCTCACCCTTTGTTGGGGGCGCTTTTGAAGAAAGGCAATTGGTCTTTCTTCGAGAATGTCATGCGCAAGTTCAAGGTCACCATAGAGCACTTGCCCAACATTCATGAAATTCGCAAAGCGCGCGCCGACGCCATGATTCCCGCGCCGTCCGCTCCAACAACGCTGGAGGCTGGTCACGCTGACGAGGCTTATGTTGAGCACACGCCGCAATCTCGGATGGGTCCTTGGATGGCGAGTCTCTATGTCGACGCACTGCCTCTGAATTTGGTCGAGCCCGAAAAGGTTGACTTAGCCAACTCAGCTCTCGCGCCGGATCGAGTGCAATTGCCGTTGTGGCACGAGGACGCTTTGGAGGTCACTTTGATTAGCACGCACATTGAGCGCGTCAGTCGTGAGTTCCACTCCATAGCGGGCATCAGCAAGTTGTACGATGATACGCGCTACACGGATCCCGCAGCGTTCATTTTCCCGCGTCATCGAGCCAATGATCCCGTGCTCAAAGCGGCCACTTGGCGCAAGCGCTTGGTGCCGAGCACTTTTGATCGCACGGAGGCGGACTTTGTCGCGCGCGAGCATGTCGGGTTCCTCTTGTGGACCGCTTTCAAGGATGCTCTGCGTTTGCCAGAGTCCCTGCCGGCTCCTGAGACCTCGGAGTACTTGGATTGTTTGTATGAGCAAGCCTTGGCCCGATCCGACGGCAACACCGCGGCTCGAATGCTGATCCTGGAGGAAAGAGCCGATCCAGACTTCCCTGATAACCTTGTGCATCACTTCGTCAAGGCTCAAATCAAAGGGAAGATGGAGTGCAAGGACCTTGAGGAACCCAAGGCTGGACAGTCCTTGATGCAGGGCAACGAGCGAATCGTCGCCATGTTTGGTGCGTGGTGGCGTCTTGCCGCTCGTCGAGTCCGGGAACATTTGCCCGACAACGTGTACATGCACATCGGGAAGACTCTCGGGCAGTTCGATGAGTGGGTTCGAGAACATTGGCGTCCCGGCGACCTCTGCACCGTCAACGATTACACCGCGTTTGATTCCACTCAGCAAGGTGAGAGTGTCGTGCTGGACAATTGCTTGCTCGCCTGGGTTGGATGCCCCTTGGAAGTTCGGGAAGCGTACGCTTACTGGAAGACCCACATCGTGAGTGATCAATTGGGCGTGACTCCAGTGCAGACTCACCGAGCAACTGGTGAAAGCGGGACTTGGCTGGGCAACACTTTGTACAACATTGCCTGCGTGGCCCTGCTTTATGGTCCAAAGGCATTGCACCGTGGCGCCTGGTTGTTTGGAGGTGATGACATGGCCACCGATCAGCATGTCCTGCCAAGCTCTGCTGGTCTCACGCTTTACACAAAGCATATTAAGACCGTCAGCAAGACTCACCACCCGACTGTGGCGGACTTTTGCGGTTGGGTTCTCACGAGTCGTGGGATTGTTCGCGACCCAGTGTTGCTTTGGCTGAAGTACAAGGCCAAACTCGCTTATGGTCAAGCTCCAGCGACTTTCTTGGCCTCCTACGCACTGGAGCTCAAGTTCACCTATGATGCGGACGCTCGTCTTTTGGAGTTGCTCGACGATGTTGGGAAGGGTTGTTTGATGAGTGTGCTCACCGCCATACATCGTCACACTCCTTTGGTCGCGGCCCTCAAGTTCTCTCGTTCATCGGATGCGGTCACACTCGTTCGCGCGAAGATTGCGTACTGGAAAGAGCAGAATTTCCGTGGTAAGGCCACATTGCTTCGCCAAGCGCAGGCCACTCTGAATCGCCTTGAGCGAGGTTATTCTCAGGAGGAATCTTACGTTAAGAAGACAGTTCGATTTATTCTTCCTCCTCCTGAGTCACCCCCACATCAAGTGATCTCTGAGCAATGTCGAACGTCAACACCACTCTGCCCGCTGAGCTCGTGCAAGGAGCCCCCGTCGTCGTGCCCAATCAATTGGTCCCAATTTCGGTGCCTACCTGGGATAACAATGTGCGGCGTTTCAGAGTCATGGACGGGCAACTGGTCGCATCTCCTACGGTCGCCGAGGGTGGGAAGAAATCTGAGCGTGAGAGCGCCTCCTGGCCTTGGACTTTTGGCAGTTCTCCCCTCGAGTTCACGCCCATTGCCCAGTGGCTTGCGGGCAGCACTTTTGCGTATTGCCTCGCTGCAGAGACGGTCTACTACAGTGGACTCGATTGCGAGGGACTCGCCGTCTCCGCCACCTTCTGCACTCAAGGAGTTCTCGACGCCATGCCGAACTACGAAGCCATGGCCGCCAACCCGACCTTTTGCCGAGCCGAAAGCATGCCGGCACACCCAAATGGGCTGCCTCCCTTGTTCAAGGTGCAACACGCCATGGGTGAGTATGGAGTCGGAAAGTGCATCAAGAGCCCCGTGGCCTATTCGGGCGCTCCGCGCTTTTGCTCAAGGTTTCAGGTACGTCGCATCGACGGTGCAAAAGTGGTTTCTTCCAAGGACTACGGCAACGTGGAGACGTACTTCACTATTCGTCGGTCCGAAGTCCCCCTCGCGCTGTAGGTTTGACAACCCAAGGGCGACGTCAATTCCGCTCCTCGGCAGGCTTTGTTGCTGCGGAGGAGTATATTCATGTTATTGTGAGACGTGTATTCTTGCCGGCCGGTTTTTCTTTTCCCGGTCGAAGACGATCTAGGTACCTCATCCTGAGATGCCTGAGTTTTGGATCGTTATCCTTTATTTAAGTTAG